CATTTAAAAGAATGTAATGTATACTTACATAATTTGGTTCATTATATGGATATTCAAAAAATGTCGACTGAATATCTAATCCCCCAAAATGATGAAGTGTATAAAATAGATTATCTTGCGGTGGTTGAGTTATTACCAAAATGTCTAGAAACAAATCAATTATATAGATTAGACACTTCAGATATTGTTGCGCCTGTACGCCAAAACCGATATTATTAAACCTTCGCATATTTACACCATTAAAAACAAAATCATAATCTCACAAGAGAAAAGGAAGGGGTCGGTAGGGGAAACTACGTTTCCCTACCTACTAAAAAATTGAATTACTTTTTATGATATTGTAAATATATACACCAAAAACTACCAATATCTAGAACTAAAACTTACGAAAATGATTACCCAAAAAGAATGCCCTATTTGTATGGAAATCATTGATTTCAATAAAAACTGTGTTACTACTGAATGTGGACATTGTTTCCATACGAATTGTTTGATGACTTCTGTAGCCCATAATGGGTTTGGATGCCCTTATTGCCGAACGGCTATGGCTGAACAAATAAAGGATGAACAGGAAGAAGAGGAGGATGATGACGAAACTGATAGCGATTACGAAGAAGATGATATGTTTGATGACTACTCTCTACGTGGTTTCCGTTTCTTTATGAATAATATTCATGGAGGGACACATGAACAAGAAGACCTAGAAGAAGAGGATGAAGACATTAGAGAGCGCATACGCGACGCACCACCCAGACCATCTGCCGAATTTATTGTCGATAAACTTTTAGACGATATTACAGTGGAGGATTTGGTAAAAGTTCTTCTTTTGGAACACGAAGAGTATGATGATTCTCAAGAAGAGTTATCTCTTATAGAAAGAAGTGTTTTTGAAAAAATGCGCGCTATTATTAGCAATTTTAATCCTGGAGAAGGACTTCCTAGAGTTAATAATTTAATGAGTATGATAAATGATAGAACGGAATGTATTCCTTATGATGCAATGTGGATTGTACCCGAACAACCATTGGAATACATGATTTAATAGTATAAAAATAAAATACAACAAGATATAATTTATATTGTAAATAACAAATAAAAAAGTGAGGCTACCATATTTTGGATACCAATATCTTTTTTTAATGTGTTTTTTACCAATAATAAAAATTTGAACGCAGCCATACTACACCTTTGCAAATCTAAATGCCCATTTTAACATATAAAAAATGATTTAAATAATATATTATGATTAATAATGTATAAGAATGACCTGCGGTTTTATTTACAAAATACTATTCCCTAATGGAAAGCATTATATAGGTCTAACAACAACTTCATTAGAACAACGAAGAAAAGAACATAAATATTCAGCAAAAAATGGTGATACAAGATATGTGTATAATGCATTGAGAAAATATAATATGATAGATACTTTTCAACTTATAGAAATAGATACAGCAGACACAATAGAAGAATTATGTGAAAAAGAAATTGGATATATTACAGAGTATAATTCATATTATATGAATGAAAATGGATATAATATGACATATGGCGGAGATGGGATAAATGGTTATATTCCTACAGAAGAGGTAAAAAAACAAATAAGTGAAACTCTGAAAAAATATTTTGAATATAATCCAGACGTTGTAAAAAAACATAGTCAAATGTTGAAAATATACTGGGAAAATCCAGAGGCAAGAGAACAAATGAGCGAAATATTAAAAAAATATTATGAAGAACATCCAGAAGCGAGAAAAGAACACAGTGAAAAAATGAAAAAATATTTTGAAGAAAATCCAGACGCAGGAAAGGAACATAGTGAAAAAATGAAACAATATTTTGAAGAACATCCAGAAGCAATAGAGAAAATGAGCGAAATATTAAAAAAATACTGGGAAAATCCACAGGCGAGAAAGGAACACAGCGAAAGAAAGAAAAAGTATTTTGAAGAACATCCAGAAGCAATAGAGAAAATGAGCGAAATATTAAAAAAATACTGGGAAAATCCAGAGGCAAGAGAACAAATGAGCGAAATATTAAAAAAATACTGGGAAAATCCAGAGGCAAGAGAACAAATGAGTAAAATAAAGAAACAATATTATGAAGAACATCCAGACGCAGGAAAGGACCATAGTGAAAGAATGAAACAATATTATGAAGAACATCCAGACGCAGGAAAGGACCATAGTGAAAGAATGAAACAATATTATGAAGAACATCCAGACGCAGGAAAGGAACATAGTGAAAAAATGAAACAATATTATAAAGAAACCCCTGGAGCATTACAAAAAAATCGTGAAGCACAAAAAAATCGCTCATCCGAATGGATAAAAAAGAAATTAGACATAGAAGGATATAATAAACCATTTGATATATTTACAAGTGATGGAACATTTATAAAAACATTTACTTATCAATTTGAGGCAAAAGAATATTTACAAAAAGAACATAATATTACATCAAATATATCAATGCGTGCGGTTTTAGCAGGACGTCTAAAAAGTTCAGCTGGATTTGTATTTAAATATAAGTGAAAAAATCATTTAAAATGGGCGGTTTAAATCTGCGAAGTTGTAAACAAACCATTTCACAAAAGAAAAAGGAAGGGGTCGTAGGGGAAACCTTGGTTTCCCTACCCTACTAAAAAATTGAATTGTCTATTTCACCATTTTACAAAATAAACAACCAAAAATAATATCAAAAACCTCCAACAATGAACTTATTCATCTTATCATTAAATTTTCAAGAATGTGCCGAATGCATGTTTGATAAACACGTTTCCAAAATTTTATTAGAAGCGGTTCAAATGTTATGTACCACAATACAAGTTATCGACCCAGACAATGAAATACAAAATGAAATTAAATTATACAAAATCGCACATAAAAATCACCCTGTTACTATTTGGATGCGAACATCCTTAGAAAATTATATGTGGACATTGGATTTAGTGGAAGCCATGCACAATGAATGGAAATACCGATATGACCATCCTTCGGATAAACAACATAAATCATATATTGTCGCTACTTATTTACGTAAATACGCACCCACCGCCGATAAATTTCCACAAAAAGGATTAACACCATTCGCGTTGGCTATGCCAGTGGAATGTAAATCCCTCGATGCGATTGAATCGTATCGCAAATATTATCAAACACCTGATAAACAAAAAATCGCTTCGTGGAAAAAACGCGAAAAGCCAATTTGGTATAACAAATAAAAATTTCTTAAAATTCTCATAAAATTGAGTTATTTTTTTATGAATGTTTAAAATGAATCAACTTAAACATATCTTAGTAAACTTAACTTATAACACACAACTTGAAAGATGCCTATCAAATTCACCAGCAAGAACGATAAGAAAAACGCTGATAAAAAGAAAAATCTAAAAAAAAATAAAGACAGTGATGATAGTGATAACGAAATGGATTATGAGGAAGAGACCCTTTCCGAAGAGGATTCCGAAACAACGGATTCTAGTTATCAACCACCACAAAAATCAAATAAACACAAAAAAAATAAAAAAATTATCGAATCAGACAGTGAAGATGATGACGAAGAATCCTTAGGCAGTGAAGATACTGAAACGGATGACGACGACGAAGATGATGAAGGTTCTGAAGAAGACGATGATGAAGAAGAAGTCGTATTAAGCAAATCTAAATTGTTAGAAGTCGTATCAAATATGTTTCCTTCAAAATATTCCAAAGAAAAATTAAAATTACAAAAACAAAAAGAAAAAGAAGAAAAATCGAAAAAGTCTAAAAAAGCAGACAAATCGAAGAAGTCTTCCAAGAAATCCAAAAAGTCTCGTAAAGAAGAAAGCGAAAGCGAAGAATCAAACGACGAAGAATATTATAGTGATGATGAAGACGATAGTGAGTATGATTCGGAAGACGCCGAAGAAGACGATAAAAAAATAGATATTGTTTTCACGATTGGCGGCGGCAATAATGATGAATATTATGAAGCGTTTGAAGATGAATATAATGACGATGGCGATGACGTGGATTGTGATAGTGATGATGAAAAAACGTTTATGAAGGAAAATTACGAAGCCGTTGAAAATCTAACCAAAAAAGATAAAAAATCAGACAAGAAAAAATCTAAAAAACATAATAAATCCGAAAATAGTTCTGAAGATAAAAAGGAACAGGAGATGACTGATATCGAACAAGAATACTTGGATTTGGTTGAAACTAAAAAATCATTAACCACTCAATTGAAAAAGAAACCTAAGAGTAAAATTTTAATTAATGCGATTAACGATTGTGATAAATCAATCAAAAAAATGGTAAAGAAAGCTCGTATCAAGAACGCCAAACATTATCATAAATTAATTCACGACGATAATAAAAATACCAATGAAGTTGATTATTTCAAGAAAAAATTATCGAACAAAGAGCAATTGAAAATTATGAAGGATTTGAAAGAAATTAATAAACATGTGAATATTGAAAAGCCTTACCGATTATCTTTATTGGAAAGTAAAATGCCTGCGAAATTCAAAGCCATCGCATTACAAAAATTAAACGTATTGAAGTCTATGGAACCAGGTGAATCTGAATACTATAAAATCAAAAACTGGGTCGATACATTTATGAAAATACCATTCGGCATCAATAAAAATTTATCGATTACGATGAATGACGGATTAGATGCGTGTAATGAATTTATGACCAATGCGAAAAAGACATTAGATAATTGTGTCTATGGTTTAAATGACGCCAAATTACAAATTATGCAGCTAGTTGGCCAATGGGTTGCGAATCCTGGCTCATTGGGTTCCGCGATCGCGATTAAAGGTCCTCCAGGAACAGGTAAGACTTCCCTGGTGAAGGAAGGTATCAGTAAAATATTAGGTAGAGAATTTGCGTTTATTGCGCTCGGTGGAACTGGCGATAGTAGTTTCTTAGAAGGTCATGGTTATACTTATGAAGGTAGTTCTTGGGGTAAAATTGTTCAAATCTTGATTGATAGTAAATGTATGAATCCTGTTATCTACTTTGATGAATTAGATAAAATCAGTGATACTCCAAGAGGCGAAGAAATTGTCGGTATTTTGACTCACTTGATTGATAGTTCGCAAAATACACAATTCCATGACAAATATTTCTCCGACATTGATTTCGATTTGAGTAAATGTTTATTCATATTCAGTTATAATGATGAGAGCCGTGTAAATCCTATTTTGAGAGACAGAATGTATCGTATTCAAACCAAAGGTTATGACGCAAAAGAAAAGCTTATTATCGCACGTGATTATTTATTGACGAAAATACGCGAACAAGTCAATTTCAGTAGTGAAGATGTTATTATTCCTGACGATACGATTACCTATATTGCTTCGAATAAATCATTGACTCAAGATGAAGCAGGTGTTCGTAATTTAAAAAGATGTTTGGAAATTATACATACGAAATTGAATTTGTTCCGATTAGTAAAACCTGACGCCAAATTATTTGATAAAGAAATGGATTTGGAAGTGAAATTCCCAATGACTGTAACCAGAAAAGTAGTAGATATATTAATAAAGAATGAAGAATATCAAAGTCAAAGCATGTTGGCTATGTATTGTTAGATTATAGATTTATT